CTCCAAACCAGTTTTCTTTGATATTCCAAAAGAGGAAAGTAGTACATAGCTTCGCGTAGAGTATCTGCGATTGGATATCCCCAAACGTTGCGAGTCTTTCTTTGCTCTTGTGTCCTAGTAAATAGTATGCAGGGATCCATCCTATTTATTAGATAATCAAATTTATCCAAAACTCTTTCCTTAACCTTACTCTTACGTGTATAATAAGGTAAACCACTATTAGTGTCATTCTTAAGGAGTTTCATGGCATTTACTTTAGATAAGGGACGTAAATTAGACTTAGGATAGAACTTCTTATCTATTTCAGGTTTAGAGGTATCATGTTCAAAAGAACTATATAGACTATCTCTTCTATCTGACCAAGGTACTTCAATAGAGCGAGGCCCGTACTTAGCTTTATTGGATAACTCAAGGTCAATTAGAACATTATTCATCAGATGCTTGCGTGATTTGAACACATCGTCAAATTCAGCGAGAATTTTATCAGGATTATGATCTTTACCTAGCGGTGTAAGAAGTATTTCATTTCTACCTTCAAGCATAGATTCTAAGTGATAGGTTAGCCTTCTATAAGTATCAATATCTAATCTTAAAGATTTAAGATCTTTTACCGCCTTATCGGGTAAGCTTTTACTCATTTTAATAATGTCCTAATTTTAATTATTTCTTCTTACGATTCTTAAAAGCTCTAGATCTAGGACGTCTGCTGCCTCCAGTAGTCTGGTTAGGCGTACCAAGTCCTGGGTACTGCTGACGTGAACGGATAGTATCTATAGATAATAAATAATCAAATACTTTATAACTAGTTTCTATTAACGAATTGTAGCTAACACCTTTACATCTAACAGAACCCGCAAGATGATTAGTAACTACAGTATTTGTAGGACTTAGAGTGTAAGTCTCCTGTCTACTACGTTTTAAGAAGTCGTAAGTTTGAATAGGATAGAATTTCTTTACTCCACTTACAGAGTAGAACGATCTACGTGAACAACCGTACTGATCAGTTGTTGTACCAGCAATAGGTGATAACAGTAAAGGTTTGTAATTACCACTTACATATATGCTAGTGAAAGCAAAAGCGGCACCATCCAAAGAGTTAGTGAATGAGTTGTAATCTATCTCCGCTGACGTTGATGCCACAGAAGGCACTTTAGCCATAGTCGTACCATTATAATAAACAAATGGTAAATTTGCAAATATAGATTTAAATTGAGGATCAAATAATGGAATATCTGGTGGATCCATAAGAGTAGGATTTACCCAGTGTTGGACAGAACGTCGAAGTAAAGATGCAACCTCAGGGTTCTTAGCGTGAGTTAGTGCGCCAACAGTCTCACCATTTAACGCGTTAAGTGCATTTAAAAT